TCTCCATTTGCTTGGCTTCTTTAAAAGCACTTATTAAACCTCTTTCAGATAATCCAAGATTGATTTGACTTTCCAACCATTCAACGGCAGTTTGTTTACTCATTGTTACCTCCTTTTATTTTATCTCTCATCCATTTAGCACCTTCAGTGAAACTAAGATAATCAACCGCTAATATTTTTTCAGCAAGTTCATATATTTCCTCATCAGTTGGAAGTTCTTTAGATGGTTTATCGGTATTTTCCATAGTTATTTAGTATTTAGTTTCTCCATAAGTTTCGTTGTAGTATAGTTGACCTTTAGAAATTGTTTCGCAGATTCCAAGACCATCAATATCCTCAAATTCTTGTTGGTTACAAGCCATTTCAATCTGCTCCTTCTCCATTTGCTTGGCTTCTTTGATAGCACTAATTAAACCTCTCTCAGATAATCCAAGATTGATTTGCCATTCCAACCATTCAACCGCAGTTTGTTTCTTTTCCATAGTTATTTAGTTATTGGTTATGTCAGTCCATTCCCATCCTAAACATACCTTCATCATTGTACGATGAAAGAAGTTAGGTTTTTTTGTAAAGGAGATACACACTCCACCATAACCTCCTATGCAATACTTACCTACATATGGAGGATTTGCTTGTGCCTTAACTGATGCTAATTGTATTGTATTTTCCATAGTTATTTAGTTTTTAGTTTCTCCATAAGTTTCATTGTAGTAGTTCTCAGATGCTTTGTTTGCATCATTATAACTGACTTCTTCACAACCAATTAAATATGATTTAGCAAATGCAATTTCAATTTGCTCCTTCTCCATTTGCTTGAAGTGTTGTATTTCTTCATTAGTTAATACGGGAGCAAAATTTTCCTTGTTTAGTATGCTTACTAATACGTCAACCGCAGTTTGTTTCTTTTCCATAGTTATTTAGATTTAAATTGTTCTCTTTGCCATTCAGCACCTCTTCTAGCACCGTCTTCCCATATCTCTTGGGTTCTACCTTTATCGTAGCCTTCTCTTTCTAAAAATTCTTGAAATGTTTCTTGAGTTGCATTTGATTCAACTGGCACTTCAAAGACTTCTACTCCGTCATGGTCTGATTCATCCCATAGCATTGAGTCATCACAGTTCAGAATGTCGACGATGTACTTGGCTTCTTGCTCTGTTGTTTCTTTGGTGTTGTAGATGAACACCGTTCTTTTTGTTTTCTTTTCCATAGTTATTTAGTTTTAGTTAGTCCCAACCTTCGCCTTTGAAGTCGTCCGCGTTTTCTTCTTTATGGCATTCGTAACAAAGACCTATTTCGTCTTCGAACAATTCTTGAACGTCCGAGTTGTCCCAGTTCTCGTAAAAAATGCTTCCGTGTTTAATGTCCGCGATGCGTTCCTCAATTTGATCTACGTCGCAATTTCTGCAATAGTCTTTCATTTTCTTTTCAGTTGTTTTTTGAGTTTAAGTTCTTTTTGATGTTCTAAATGCTCGACAAATTTAGTAAAAAACTTCATTGGTTTAGCATAACCCATTTCGTCTAAAATAAAACAGATGCGTTCAACTGTTGCGCGAAACTCTCGGTCGGTCTCGATGTGTCCTGCCACTTGGCGAATGCCGTGTATGACCGTTGCGTGATCCTTGCCGTAGTGCTTGCCTATTGAATCAAGACTAAGTGAGTAACACGGACGGACAATAAAGAAAATGATTTGTCGTGCGTTGACGATTTCGCGCTTTCGTGTAATCATGTACAACTTCTGCGATTCGATACCGAGAACGGAACACGTCACGTCTTCGAGTGCGGACCAAAACATTTCTCTTTCGTTCTCCAGTTCCTGTTGTATCTTAATTTGCTCCGTCGTCAATCGTTCGTAGCGTGGTGTTAACATCAACCACAATGTTTCGAAGCGTTCCATATGCCTGAAAGGAATCATGTCAATCATCTCTTGTCTAATCTGCTCGTTAGTCATTTTCTTCGTTTATTAATTTGGTTGGTGTAAAGGTGCTGAATACTTCTTCGCGAGATAGACCTGTGTGAAGACAAATGTTGTTGAAGTCTTTGATTCGCATTCGCTCTGGATGTGTAACGTAAAGTCGTGCCGTTGGGTCGCTTATTCGAAGAACGTTCTTGAAATTAGCCATTGTCTTGAAGTTAATCTTGACAAGGCGACCGAACGGAGTTTTGTAGATTGCTTTATTCATTTCTTCAATAGTGGTTTAATCAACTGCTCTTTCTTCTTATTGTCGTCGTGGTTCGTTCCTCTCAACTCAACGTTGTGTTGCTTAACCAAACGTGCAATGCGTGTAATGTTGTCCGCGCTGACGTACTTACCGCTTTCGTACATAGCAAAGAAGTTGCTTGTTATATCTTTGCGTTCTTCGAATTGTTGTTCCCAAACTTTCACGCAAAGCGCTTTATTATTGTTGCGAAGAAATTTGTACTTCTTAAGTAGTTTCTCAACGCGGTTTTCAAGGCTTACTAATTTTTTCATTTTGTAGGTTTTAAGATTAAGAGAGGGTATATTTCAACCCTCTCATATTAATTTAGAACGGCATGTCGTCTGTGTCGTCCGTTGAACTTATCAGACCGCTTTGTTCAAGCATTGCCTTCGCTTTGTTCATTTGATCCGCAGCTTTGTCAAGTCGCTGGCTAAATTCAGCAGACGAACTTACTTTGTTTTGTAGCCACTCTGGAAGCATCTTGAATCGAAGGTCAAAGTCTTGCGAATCGTAGTCCAATAAGAACGCTGCGTTCACCTGTGGTGGGCAAGTCATTCCTTTTGCAAGTGGCGACGCTCCTTTTAAGTCTGCGTAGTTACGTCCTGTGTTCGCTGTGCGATGCATTACGGACACCATTGCTTCTTTGCCTAACAAAGTACCGATGTCGAATTTAGACGCTTCAGAATCGGACATTGCCTTACCAAGCCAAGATTGAACGAAAGCGCGTAACCCACTCTTTTCGTGCATTGACAAAGTGAAGTCACGACCGATTGAAAACGGTTGTTCACCTTTGCCGAAGTCAGCCGTTTCAAGTGGTAGTTCGAACACTAAGCGAACCTTGTTCACTAACTTTTCTTCACCTTGATAGGTGTCGACGATTGTGCCGATGTGAATGATTTGGTAGCAACGTGCTACATGTGTTCCAGCAGGTACTGTTTGACCTCCGCCGTTGTTTGTTTGTTGGGCAATAATGCTCATGTTGTTGTTTATTTGGTTGTTATTAAATGAATTTAGATATTGTTCGAACTTTATAGCGAGTTCGTGGTCGCTTTCGATGTGTCGCAACTGGCTGTCGTGAATGTCCGACTGCTCGTTGATTCGTTTGAAGTAACCCATTTAGATATGGTCGTCAAAAATGTTAACGTCAAAGCTAAATGAGACACCGTCTTTTTCTAATGTCACGAAGTCAAGGTCAAATTCAGGATCGTCGTTGCGAAAGAAACGTCCGCGCAAATTAATGGTGTACATATTGTCAAGGTCGTCGATGAACACGAGGTTTTGTTCTTGGTCCACTTCGAACCAACCGGTTTGGTCGTCGTTGTAGTTGTTGGCAATTACTTTGATTCTTTCGTTCAACGTTCGAATGTCGTCGTCGTTAAAACAGTAAGTGATTTTTGGACAGTACATAGTTATTTGATTTTAGTGGTTACAAATGTATTCAATTAGTTCATCGTTCCAACGCGCTTCTGAAAGTTTTTGACATTTCTCAATGTTGTCTGCGACCTCGTTGTGCGTTAAGTTGTACGCTGACGCTGAAGAATAAACGCAAACAAAGTTAGATTTCTTTTGGTGGCTCTGGTAGTTCTTTCCAATGCGTTGTAACAAGGTGCTTGAATACTCGTTCAAGTTTGTCAATTCGGAACGCACAATACGAATCCCAATCCAATGTTCCATTTCTCTTATCACCCCAATAATTTTGGGCGACAATAATAGCTTCTTGAATTTCATTGATGTCTTCTGGAAATAGAAGTGGAGTTTTGCATTTGTTTTCATTGTTCATTTTGTTTGTTGGTTTTAGATTTCTTTTGATAAGATGATTTCTTCGCGTGGAATGGCTGTCTTGATGCGGTCGTAAGCGCGCACCGCTTCGTCGTAGTCGTTGTACGACATATGAAACTCTCCGTTGACTACAATCTTGTAGTACATATCGGTTAAGGTGGTTTTTTGAATTAGTTCTACTTTCATTTTGTTGTGTGGTTTGGTTGTTGTTCTAATTGTCTTGTTTGTTCGTCAATCGTTCCAGCGATTAACATTCCTGCGAATAACAGCGCGATGTAGAGTAGTGTTTTTTTCATTTTGTTTTTGTTTATGAGTATTGAACGATTTCGATTTCTGTCTCTGGCTTATTGCCTTCGCAAGATGCGTAGTACATATCCTCGCGTACTTCAAGTGAAAGGTCGGAAGCGTGTTCCATTAAGCAATTGATTGCTTTGTTCTCGTCGTTGAATTCGTAAGACCAATCAATTCTTATTGGTTGTCCTGCGATGTGTGTGGTTTTTGTTACTTGATACATAGCTTTGATTTTTATTTGGTTTTAAGTAAATTGATTTGAACATCTATAAGTTCTATTTCAATAAGTAGCATTTGCTGAAGAGAAGTAAATGAAATGCGATTTAACGCATCTTGACATTTCTCTTTTTCTAATTGAAGTTCTTGAATCTTTTCAGAGATGAAAGATTTTGATTGTGGTGTTAATTGCTCCATAATTGTTTTGTTTTTGGTTATTTGGTTTTAGTTAATGCGCGTTGGTCAGCCGCGCCCCTGAGTTGATTAAATTCCTGTATGATAATTTTCGCATAATCCGATTTCGCGCTTAATAGCGTCGGGGCTATCTTGACAAGGATCGTATTGATTATAATCTTCGATAGTGTTAAACTTGAAACACTCGATGCTGCAACCATCTTTACGCTCCCAAATTTCATACACACCAACACATTGATTGCCTTCCTCCCTGCTCCACGCGTAACACGCGATAGTTTTTTTCGGCTGCATACTGGTATGACCGTCATTCCAACCGCGTAAATCTCTTTTGAAAGGAACTTCTTTGATAGAGCAACCTGCATAGGTAGCCCACAATTTAAGAAATTCGTCAATTCTTACAGAAAGTCCGCTAAAGTTTACTCTGCTTTCAATTTTTGTTCTCATCGTTGTTTTGTTTTTGTTTATCTTTGGTTTGTTGAGTACGAAAGTATGCTAACTTTTCCGAAAGTCAATACATAAAATGAAAATAAATTGAAAATAATTTCTAACTAATTGAAAATGAACGTAAAAACTTTTAAGAAAACTTATAAAAAAAGTGTTGTGAAGCGTAAAGCAACACCCGAAAGCGAATCGAACCAACAAGAAATAGTAATAAAGTACCTTCGTTTAGCATATCCCGACGCGTTGTATTGCGCTTCAGCAGGTGGAATGAGAACGAGTTACTTGCAAGCAATCAAAATGAAGCGTACCGGTTACGTCAAAGGCTTTCCCGACTTGTTCATCTACGAACCACGCGGATCGTTCTTCGGTCTTGCTATTGAGATGAAGAAAGAAAAAGGGGGTGTTGCATCGCCAGAACAAAAGCGGTGGCAGGAACAATTGCGAAACAGAGGCTATGCTTCGTATATTTGTAAGGGAAACGAGGAAGCAATCAAAATTATTGATGAATATTTTAATGAGTGACACTTGACCATTACATAGAAGGTAACTATAAAAAGTTCAAAGAACTTGCGAAAAACATTTCGCGAGGCGAGGACTACTACGAAGATTTGCTTCACGATTCTTTGCTTTCTATGTTTGGTTCAAAGCACATTGAAAATCTTATCGACACAGGCGACTTCGAGTTTTATCTCATTCGTGTTATGTATCTTGCGGTCAATAGTCCAACGTCGCCATTTTACCGTCAAACGATTGCCTGGAACAGAAACCGACGCGACTTCAAAGAATACGCTCACGAAGTCGACAAGACGTGGTTGGGCGCACGAATGACAAACGAACAACTGGACATTCTTATAAGTCGCTTAACCGAGTTCGAGCGATTGATATTTCAAGAATATATCTTCGAAGGATTCACATATCGTGAATTTTCTAAACAGACCGGTATACCAACGGTATTTTTATACCGAACAATTGATTCAATTAAAACTAAAATAAGAGCAAATGTTATTCGCAAAATCAAATGAGTACAAAAGACGACTTGAAATATGTCGCACCTGTAAATTCTTCGAACCTTCAACGCAGTCCTGCGGATCGTTGATTGTTGGTGACGAAGTAGAAACCGAAGTGTTGTTCCGCAAGAAGTCAATCAAACTTTGTGGTTGCGTTATGCCGATAAAAGCAAAGCTCGCGTTCGCTTCTTGCCCAGCGTCAAAGTGGAACGGTGTTCTTTCAATGGACGAACAAATAGAGTTCAAACGATTCTTGCTCGATATGAAGGCGCAAGGAAGATTAGAGCAGAAAGATATGCTTCGCTTCTATTCGTTCAAGGATAAAGCCACAGGAGCGTTCAATGAGCGTTCAACGTGTCCGCCTTGCGTGAAGAAAGACATCAATACGTTTCTCGATTCGATGAAGGACGTTGATGTTGATTTGAACAATTAGAAACTTAAAACTATTCAGGCAACCTTTAAAGCAACAAACGTATATTTGTATAGTCAAACCTCATAAGCTAACCCTCTTTTGTTTTAGGTTTGACGACTAAAAACAATTGGGGGTTATTTTTTTGAATTAAAAATGAAACAAACTGGATAAGAACAACAACCGCCTTCGTAAGTCAAAGCGAAGTAATCAATGACTACACTTGCAATACATCAATGCTTGGATCGCGCAACTGCCCTTTTAAGGGCGAGAGTAATCTTTTTCGGGGGAGCTTTTTCTTTTGTTCTTTCTTTATAGTGCTTACACGTTTTCTTTGTTCTTTTCTTTTCTTTGCATATTTAGTGACATAGTATAAATTTAATGACATAAAATGATTATCATACCAGCACAATTAGAATCAGTAGGTACGCGAAAGGACAAGACGCTTAAACTAACGTTTGGAACGAATGAGTTAAGTCCTGCGCAAGCGTCAGAACTATTTACAATCGCTAATCAGTTCGGTTATCTTGCGTTCAAAGACGAAGACTTCAAACGCGAAGAACTGGACGCAGTTGAAAGTCTTAAGAGTGAGTTAGAAGATACGTTAAAGAAACCCTCACAACGATTGAGAGGTGTTCTATTCAGACTATTCGAACAAGACAACGACGGGTTCAAGACATTCTCAAAATACTACGACAGCAGAATGGAACAACTTATTAACCATTACAAAGGAAAATTAGGGTAGTTCTTATATTTATAAAATGATGCACCACTACATCTACAAGATAAAACAAAAGGATTCCGATAATATCTACATCGGTATTCACAGCACGTCAAATTTAAATGACGGTTATATGGGATCGGGAGTGAACCTTCGCAGGTTAATGTCTGAATTAGGCAAAGACGCATTTGAAAAGGAAATCATTTCGCACCATAAAACGAGAGAGGAAGCGTTAGAAAAAGAACGTGAGATTGTAAACAAAGACTTTGTTATGCAACCAAACGTTTTGAATATAGCGTTAGGCGGTGGGGGTGTAAACATTTGCAAGGGTAAAAGAAAGCAACTGGTAGTAATCAATAAGAAAGAATTACGCAAGTATTCTAAACCATTTGATACCGACTATTTCTACACGCTTAAACTTCAAAACTACACGTTTTTAGCACGAAAGAAATATCTTATCTTTGATACAGCAATAGCAAACGAAATTCCTAATATGTTAAAACTAATTAGCGAATGGTACAACGACGATAAGTTAAACAAAGAGGCAAACGCTTATATCAAAAAGTTAATGCGCTACGACTTCTTTCAAAACAATCTGTTTATCGAGAAAAGGAAACGTCAGTTAACAATAGCATTATGAGTGAAGAAAAGAAAGAAAAGTCGCAAAACGCTACACTAAAAAAGAACGCTATGCTAAAAGCATTGGAAAGCACTTTGGGAGTGGTAACGTCAGCGTGTGAAGTTGTTGGAATAGATAGACGCACACACTATCGTTGGTTGCAAGAAGACGAAGCCTATCGTGTACAGGTTGAATCGTTGACTGACCTTGCTGTTGACTTCGCAGAAAGTCAGTTGTTCGAATTGATTAAGGGAGCGCACCGCGAGGTGTCAACACCAGACGGTGAAGTAATCCGTATTCAAGACGCACCCAACACAAGCGCAACAATTTTCTATTTGAAGACGCGAGGAAAGAAACGAGGGTATGTTGAGCGAACTGAATTAGCAGGTGTGAACGATGCTCCGATACAAATAATAATCAACGACAAACTATGAGCGAAAACAAATTAAATTTCTTGCGGTCGCAGATTGCAATGTTTCACCCCGAATGGACGAAGGAACAAGTACACATGGAAGCCATACGCGTACACGAAGAAGCGAACACGATAGACGATGACGATGAAGGTTGTCTTTATTGCGGATCTTAAAACAAAAATAATATGAGCATAAAAGTAAGCATACCAGCTGACTATTCTTCGATTAGCGTAAAGCAATACGTTGACTACCACAGCGCGAAGAACGACATCGACAAGTTGGTGTCAATTAGTAACCTACTGAAAGAACAAGCGGAACAGATTCCCTTCCAACACTTGCCGACACTTGTCGCAGCGTTTGAAGACACACTTGCAAATGAAAGCGCGAAGTTCTTCGAGACAATCACAATCAAGGACAAAGACTTTGGTTTTATTCCCGACCTTTACTCAATCTCAATGGGCGAGTACGCGGACATAAGCACCTGGGCATCCGACGTTAGCGCGAACATGGTCAAGATAATGGGAACGCTTTACAGACCAATAGACAAGCGCGTGGGTTCAAAGTACACAATCGTACCTCACAGCAAAGCAAACAGAGAGTTAGTTGAAGGCTACGTTGAGCAGATGACACTTGAACAATTCAACGGCGCGATGCTTTTTTTTTCGACTTTGCTAGCCGAACTAAGCAACACTTCGCTAGATTATTTGGAGAACGAAGTGAAGAAACTGACGGAGGAATTGACGGAGCAATTGAAGACCGAGACAACCTCAACCAAGTCTTAGGTCGCTACGGTTGGTATCATCTTTTTATGGAAGCGTGTGGGCGTGACATAACTAAATTGGACGCAATTACGGAAAAATCAGCGTGGGAGATATTTACTTATATGACTTACCTAATAGATTACAATTATGTCGAACGTACAAAGCTACAACGCGCTCATAGATAGATTCCACGCATTTGCGTCTGGACACTTTATACTTAAAAGATTCTCACACGGACAGATTGAAGTCTCCGACTTAGAAAAGTTTGGTGAATACCCATTCATGCACGTCGTGCCGTCTAACGTTACTTACGCGAAAGGCATGAAAACGTTCTCTTTTCAGATTGTCCTTGCCGACCTTCCAAGAGATAAAGAAGATAAACCAGAATACCAACGAGAAGTATTAAGCGACCTTCAACGGATCGCTGAAGACTTGGTTGCGGAAATTACGAACCACCGAATGTTGTTTGGTGACTTAATCACGGTACAAAACGTTTCGTTAGAACCATTCCTCGAAGAGTTTCAACACACGTTGACCGGTTGGACGATTAGTCTTGACTTACTCGTTCCATATTATTGGGATGCGTGTTCAATTCCTGCTGAATGGAACGACTTCTTCGAAAGTGGAAGCGGTGGTACAGGTTCGATACTAACGTTCATTGATTCAATCAATCGCGACGAGAACGGCAACGTGTCTTTAGTGAACGACGAAGAAACGCCAGCACCGAACTATTACTACGGAACGAACGGAGCAGGGGTGCGCGGTTGGTATTTGACAACTGACAACATCGGGTTGACGTGTGAAACAATAGGAGATTGTCAAACAATAATCGACATCGAAGCAGCCATTGACGCACTCGAAGAAGAAATAATTTTGAAGGCTGACATCAGCAGCATCAGCGCGGTGGGTTTCTCGAATGATTACAACGACTTAGACAACTTACCGACGTTACCAACAGGAACGGTAACAAGTATTGACTTAACAGCAGGCACTGGCATCAGCGTAAGCGGTGGACCTATTACAAGTAGTGGCAGCATAACAGTAACTAACTCTGCTCCCGATCAGGTAGTGGCTTTAAGTGCAGGCACTGGCATAAGTACCTCAGGCACTTACCCTAACTTTACTATCACTAACTCAGCACCTTCATCAGGTGGCACAGTTACATCAGTAGCAGCTTTAACACTTGGCACAACAGGAACAGACTTAAGCAGCACCGTTGCAACAGGCACAACTACTCCTGTAATAACTCTCAATGTACCTACTGCAAGCGCAGCTAATAGAGGTGCTTTGAGTTCAGCGGATTGGAATACATTTAACGGAAAGTTCACGTTACCTTCTTTGACAAGCGGAAGCGTTCTATTCAGCAATGGAACAACCATAGCTCAGGATAACGCTAACTTATTTTGGGATGATACGAACAATAGGTTGGGGATTGGAACGGCTACTCCTTCAACAAGTTTAGATGTAAATGGAATTATAAGAACTCCTCAATTATCATTTGGTGGATTTGATTCGGGAAAAAATTTATTATTAACGTATAGTTCAGGTCCTAATTTTAGAATTTTTACAACTGCTGGTCAATACGCAATTTTTGGATGTGGTGGGCTATCTGTTGGTTTAACTTCTGCTGCGATTTCTCCACCTACAAGCGGTGCTACAATTCAAGGCAACGTGCTTATCGGCACAACAACAGACGCAGGGTACAAGCTCGATGTGAATGGAACAGCGAGGGTGAGTGGGACAACTACAATAACACCTGCAACGCTGACAGGAAGCTCGGCAACAAGTTCTTTGGATATTGCTCAAACGTGGAACACAACAGGAACACCAATAGCATTAAAGGTAAATATAACCGATACGGCAAGTGCTGCGCTTTCTGATTTAATCAGTTTGCAAGTGGGTGGTTCAGCACGATTTAGAGTGTTGAAATCTGGATATTTTGTACATAATACAGGAGGTGAAATTCAAGGTAGTTTAGTAGTAGGTAGTGCATCAATAAACGCATCTGCTGTTCTTCAATCGGATAGCGTTACAAAAGGCTTCCTTCCTCCGCGCATGACCACAACTCAAAAGAACGCTATTGCTTCGCCAGCGGCAGGTCTTGTTGTTTACGACACAACATTAAACAAGCTATGCGTGAGAACGGCTTCAGCGTGGGAAACAATAACATCAGTTTAATAATTTATACAATGGCTAAAATACAACCAATCGTCTTTCCTCTTAATGCAGGAACAGCGACCGAAATGACAGTTCTAATCTTGAACTTTGAAACAAGCGCAACAACTTGCACTACCTATTATGAATTGAAATCTGAGGCTACTGAGGAAGTGGCTGCAAAGGTTTTATCAAATGGTAACTACACGCTAACTGAAGAAGAGTTCGCAGCGTGGGGTGAAGACAATTCGTGGGTAGAAACTTGCGTAGCAAACGCTATCGGAGTAACAATAATAACATTCTAAGATGAACTTAACAGAGGAACACTTAAAGCAGTTAGACGCTTTCATACAAGAGATGCCTGTGAAATTTGGCTTACCATTGATTCAATTTTTCAACAAGATAAAAGAGGAAAGCGAAGAAACAAATGGCTAACGAACAGAGCGCACCCAACTTCTTCGCTGTCGTGAACGACATGGCTAAACGCTTTGTCGAATTGATGCAGTCCGATTATCGCGTGAAGCGAAAAGTGGGACGCAACTTCACGAACGCGGTGGCAAGTGGAACGCTAGAAAAGTCGCTCGCCTATCGGTTGCAAATCAAAGGACAATCGATAAACATTTCGGTCTTTGCGAAGGGGAAAGCGTCAAACTATTTTTTAGCGCGTGAGAACGGAAGAAGACCAGGAGCGAAACCGCCACCCGTCAGCGCGATTCTTGACTGGATGCGAATCAAACCAATAAAACTACGCGACAAGGAAAGTGGTAAATTTCAGAAACCAACGGAAGCACTCAAAAGACAAGTAGCTTTCTTAATTGCTCGCAAGATAGGACGCGACGGAATCAAGGGGTGGCACGCTTTCGATTATGCAATGGAGAACATTTGGGACGAATACGAAGCGAAAGTTGTAGCTGCATTTGGAAAAGATTTCGGAGCAAGTTTAGACGGATTAAACGACATATAAAAAAATAGAATAATGGCAATTACAATAGACGATCAACCATACGAATACACTCCAGTCGGACAACGATTGATGCTTGTCGCTTCATCTGACAACGTAGCCAACGCAGGCTTTCGTTTCGTGTTTGACTTCGGTTCATTCCAAGTCAACGTGCAACCCAACGCGCAAAACAAAGGAATGTTAGACCTCGCTCCGATATTCCGCGAATCGTTATTTCACGACGCTTCACTTTTGACAACGTCAGGGGACGCGGAGAACACCAGCGTCGCGTTCATTTCTTGCACGATAAAAGAAGGTTGGCTCGTTGACGGGGTGTTCACGGCAACAAATACGGGTTCTGCATCAATTGACGACGTGTACGCGTTCCTCGCTGAATACCAAGTGAGCGACGGATACAAACCAAACCCAAACACACGCTACGCGCTCGACGGCATTGACAAATACTTGTTAAGCGAAAGAAATGTCGACACTCACAAATGGAGCGAAGCGGCGGCGCGTGGGTTGTCGAGCGACTATGTCTACATACCAACGCGAGTAACTGACTGGGGTGTAATGTACACACCTTCAGCAACGGCATTGCTTGCCGACAACGACTTTGACATAGTGGTTTTTTCTTCGTACGACGACAGCGACGTTTTGATTGACACGCAGTTTTTAACTTTGGAAATTAACCCGTCAATCGTTAATGTAATTGGAGCATTTTTCGCTAACCTTGACGCGAATGCTACTGTTTATTTAGCAGGTGCAAAATACTACACTATACAAATTGGAAAAGAAACAGCGTTCCCCGTTTACACGCCTTCTTCACGCGTGTATTGTTTTTATCTTGTCGACGATGATTGTCGCTTTGACAATGTTCGTTTGGGTTGGACAAACACTTGCGGCGGTGTGGATTACTTCAACTTCACGAAGAAGTCGGAATTGTCGTTCAATTACGATCGTAAGCAATACCAAAAAGTAGTTGGTTCGTACAACGAATCGACGTTCGGTTTTAACACCTTCGACAGAGGCGCGACCGACCGGTACGTTACAACGACGAAAGGACTACAAATAAATAGCGACTGGATAAGCGTTGGTGAATTCAACTTACTTCAAACGCTTTGTCGTTCCAACGACGTGTACATAATAAACGACGACGGAACAATGACACCCGTTCTTGTAGACACACAGAATTTTGTTATCAAGGACGAAAGATATTCGAAACTATACAACGTTACTTTGAATTTGAAATACTCACAACCTGTTGGCTTATGATGAATCAAGTAATTTTAACACTTACCGACAACGACGGAAACAGCGCGATTCTCGACTTGTATGAGAACGAGAAGATGCACCTCAATTACAAGTTTACCGACATCACCGACTTCGCTTCTGTGGGTAACTACTCGCAGGAGTTTCGTGTTCCTGCGTCAGCAACAAATGTAGATTTTTTCGGAGCTATCTTCAACGTAAATTTCGACGGTTGGTTTGATTTTAGAAAGAAGGTCGAAGCGGTGTTGACGGTTAACACAATACCCATTGCAAGCGGACACATTCAAGTTAAAAAGTTGTACTGGCAGAGCGGTAAATTATTCGAATTTGAGATTGTGTTCTTTGGTGAAGTACCAAACCTCGCACGTCTGCTCAACGAAAAGAAACTTAAAGATATTGAAACGATTGTCGCGGGCGACTTGGACTACGACTTGCTTCACGAATACGTTGAAACACCACCCAACGAACACACGATTCTAACGCTATGCGACAAGTGGAATCTTACTGCAAGTAACGTCGAAGGTCAACCCGTTTATTCAACCGTTATTGCAGGGCAACCGACTTATAAACCATTGTACGTTGGACACTTAACACCTGCCGTGAAGGCGCAATACTTGTTCGACGAAATAATGAACGACGCAGGCTTGCAGTATTCGAGTGATTACTTAGGCGACATACTTGAAAACGTTTATGTTCCTTTTGTGAATGGACAATACTTGAATAGTTCGTTGGGTTTGAATGATTATGTTTCAAGCGTTGGACTTGCTGCAAATTTGAACAATATAGCATTTGCAAATAACAATAAATTTTATAATATCTATCCAAGTTTTACTGAATATCAAGACGCAGGAAACGATTGGGCAAGTGGTATTTATACCGCACCATTTTCAGGAACATTTACTTTCAAATGTTGGATGAGTGGACAAGCAACTTCGACAGGCGGAACAAATATAAGTGTTGTTTTATTTGGCTTTGTTACAAAAATTAACGATGTATTTTATGACCAACAAGATACTATTATTTACGCATTAGGGAATAGCGCAACAAACGATTTAAGTACAACGGGAAACATAACACTTCAATTAACAGCAGGTGACGAAGTGAAATTTATCTTTGCCGCCGAGCCATTTACAACAGGAAATGGAACAATGGAAATTGATTTTACAGGAAATGCAAACGTTGACTATTTAGGAACTGGAGTTGAATTAGTAAGCGTTGGAACTTCGCTTGTTGGCGACACGGTGTTAATGGAGTTCAATGCTCCAGACATGAAGCAAATTGATTTCATGACATCAATTCAAAAGATGTTTAACCTTGTTTTCGTCGCTGATAAGACGCTTCCCAACACGCTTCGCATAGAACCAATGGTCGAATATATCGCAAGCGGAAACACGCTCGATTGGTCGCAGAAGTTAGACTTGTCGAAAGACATTATGTATTCTCCAACGACTGACCTACAAAAGGCGAAGTTCACTTTCACATACACCGAAGACGGCGACTATTTCAATTCAGTCTACAAAGACAACGGACGCATCTACGGAAGATACGAAGTGACGGAATCAGACTTTGAAGTAATTAACGAGT